GTAGTCAGCCCGTCGCTGCATGGAGATATTGTGCTGGCCGGGTTGGATGCTCATGGGGTTACTTTAATCGTCGTCCTCTTCTTCTGCTACTTCGTCGTCAACGTCAACGAGGACTTCTACGCCAGTGAAAATGTTGCCCATGAAGCCGGCAAAGAGGGCGGCGTCCGATGGCGTGCGGAAATTAAAGGTGACTTCAGTGCGACCCGTCTCGGCATCGACTTCGATGAAGGTGGGGTGGCCGTGGATGGTGTGGATGGTCACTTTTTCTTTGGCTTTTTGGCGGTTTTGGCGGATGCCTTGAAGGCGGCGGCGGTGGGGGCGCCCTTCGTGCCAGGCTTGCGCATCTTTTCGCCGCTGCCGGCTGCGATGCGTTTGCGTTTTGCGGCGATGTTGCTATACAAACCGGGCTTTGCCATTACTTCTTACCTTTTTTGGTGGGTTTTTTCATGCCAGCCTCGCTCATGGCGATGGCGATTGCCTGCTTGCGGCTTTTTACTTTCGTGCCCGAGCTGGACTTAAGCGTGCCAGCTTTGTACTCGGACATGACTTTTCCTACTTTTTTCTCGCCTTTTTTGGGTTCTTTCTTGTTACCGTAGTGGCCGGGCATGGTAAGTCCTTGCGCTTACCACACACGATAGTTGGTCTTGCCCATGTTTTCGGGTTTTGCCAGGTTGAAGACCTGTAGGCACATGTAGCCCAAGGCGTCGAAGGCGTGATCCACGCCGAGGTTCTTATTTGGGAGGCCTGTGCCGGGCGCGTAGGTCAAGGTGCGTAGGGATTTTATTAATTCTTTACATCTCGGGTGGATGAATAGGCGGCGGGTTCCAGAAGCGTCGAGTAGTGCGGTGTTGACGCACGTGATTTTGTCGCGGATTTTCCAGGGGGATCGCGGGCTTGAGACTGTGAAGCCGGATTTTCGCAGGATGCTGTGGTCGGTGGCGCCAACGCCCGATGTTTTGCGGGCGCCGCCGGTGGGGTCCGGGCACGCGATGATGCGGCGCTCCACGCCGTAGCGAGATTGGATTTCTTCGCACAGGTCCCAGGTGGTGGCGCCACCGGTCATGATGATTTCGTCGAATACCCAGAGGACGTCGCCCTTTTTCACCGCGCAAATGCCGGACATTGGGTCGATGTTGAAGTCCACCCCCAGCAAAAGCGGGAGGACTGGTAGGTCTTGGACGGTTTTGTCGATGTTGTCGTCCGAGAAGCTGACCGCGACTAGGCCGGATAGGTTCTCGAAGCTCGCCTCGAATTCTTGGCGGAATGTTCGAGGGTCGAGTTGGCCACGGGCCGCTTCAATTTCTTCCGGTGGGACGTTATCGCCTTGGATGGTGGTGAATTGCCACCGGGCCCAGTCCGGATCGTCCTCGTCGCAATAGCACCACATGTCGTAGAACCAGCTAGCGGTTCCATCTGGGGTGGAAATGAACAGGGCCCAGCCTTGTTTGTCGGCGAGGGCGGGGCGGATCACCTCGAACCAGACTTCGCGGTCCATGAACGCGGCTTCATCAAGCACCACGCCGCTTAGGCTGCGGCCGCGCAGGGCCATTGCGTTTTCCGTGCCCTTTAATTCGATCGTGCTGCCGTTCACCAGTTCGATCTTTAGGTCGGTTTCGTTTTTTGACTTTATCCAGACCTTGGGGACTAGGCGTTTGAGGACTTTCCAGGCGATGTCCTTCGCCATTCGGTAAGTCGGGGCACAGTAGAAAAAAGTTTCGCCGGGCTTTTCGATTGCTCCACGCAGCAATTCGATGCAAGACAGGTAGCTTTTGCCGAATCGGCGGCCTGCGACTAGGACACGGAAGCGTTTGCGGCTCGAAAACACTTCACCCTGGGCCCATCGCAGCTGCAGTGATGGTGCGTCGGCCATTTTTTAGGGGGGTACCTGTTTACAGTATCACAGGAATTGACCCCCTACCCGGGGTTGTGTAACAGAAGCGAGAAATTGGATTGTATCAGTAGGTTCCCTGACTGCCACCTGGCCCTGCGCAGCGCCGAACCCCACCCCCGGTGGGGGGCAGGGCCGGTGGTTCGGTTGTACTAGCCTCGCAGACTAGCGACCGGAGATTAGCAGTCGGCACTCGGTTACCGATCGGCCCATCTGCTCGCAACGGACTAGGGCCTGCTTGTCCTGCTCGACTAGCGCGACGATGGGGAAGGCGACAGCGCAGCCGATAGCGATAGCGGCAGGCGCGGCCCAGATGCTGTGAAGAAATTTCTGCATGGTGTGACGTGGTGTGTCTGTACTGTGTAATCCTAGCAGCGGATCGGCCCAACTGCGAGCCGTGGGGGCCCGAATTGTTGTGATCCGTTACGTAAGTTCGGGATTGTCCCGATTCTCAACAGCAATTGCAAGTGAGAATCTACATGCTGCCGGTTGGGTCCCACGCTTGCGACTGGTGAGACCCGATGAAGCGAGAAGCGCAAAAACCGCAGGGTCAGCGGTAGCAGGAGATCAGATCTTTTGCCATGGTTTTGGCAAGACACACTCCGGTGCTGAGAGTGTAGAAGTCTCCTGCTTCTGTGATCTTTTTGTGGTTTACGTACGGGTAGAGTGCCCGTGCTGCATCATCCCAGTGAGCTAGGGAGATGTCGTTGAAGTGGGGGTCTGTACTGGCCAGCAGCTCCTCGGGTCCGAACTTGCCAGAAAGTGCCGACCGATAGCCGGGACCGGCGAACTGGAGAAAGTAAGCGTCGAACAGTTCGGCAGTGTGTGCCAGGTACTGTTTGCGCGTGATGGTGGTCATTGGGGTTACCTCGGGTTGGGTTAACTGTGCAAGATTAGAACCGGATCCGGCAGTCTGTCAAGCCGCCGTGGTCGGGTACTCGTTTAGGGTCTCGGTCAGTGACTCCCGCAAGCGATCGAACTCCCACGGTGCAGAGTCCCGCCTAGCGGCGAAGATGCACAGATCCAGGTCCTGCAGAGTCTGGACCCGATCGGCTACGCTCTCGTCCCATAGCTTGCCGATGCCCTCCCACTCCAGTTCGGAATGGTCGTCTTCGGAGATCAGCGGATAGGACTCCAAGGCTTCCACCGTTTCGATCACGTCAGCCGGGACCCGCAACAGATCCAGCACCACGCCACGCCCGTTCCAGCCGTAACCGACCTCTAGGATCCCGCCGAACGGGTCGGGGGTGCTGGCGGGATCGGTGAGCACGCGGTAATTAGACAGGCCCACTAGGCCGGTGTTGCTGTAATCGCTGTATCCGCAATACGACGGGACGAAACCGAGGGAAACACCGCGCCAACGTTCGGCCAAACATGTTTGCAGGTGTTCGGTCGGGTCTTGGTGCCACTGGTGGCTGCAATCAGTCTCGGGCTCACCGTCACGGATCAGGACCCAGTGGCCCTGGCAGCCGGTAAGGTGTTCGATCCGATCCAGCAGAACAGGGGATGCGGTAGGGGTTGCGATGGTTTGCATGGCTGGTGTGCCGTAGTGCCCTTGCACACTAGCACCCCTTGCAACCCCACCAGTCGGGCCGGCTTAACACGGAGTCACATTTCCGCCGGCAAGGGTTGCAGGTGCTGCTACTGTGCAAGGGTTCAACACCAGCCAAACCATGGCACGCCTAGGACCACTCCAGCGCCACATGCTGGACTTCTGCACCCGTTATCCCGGCCACCACTACATCAGCCCCGACCGTGACACGGTGCGCGTGGCTCGTTCGCTCCAGCGTCGCGGTCTGTTGCACCTTACCGACTGCGGTATGGCAACAGCCGCCGGCCAGACCGTCTACATGGTGTCCCTCCCGTGAGCGGCGGCGAGTGGAACACCAGGCGCGAGCTGAAACAGCAAGCCGCCGACGCCCGCGAACTGTTGCGCGAGCAGATCAGGCTAGAGAAACGCCAGCTGCGAGACCTGCGCTACTGCGCCGAACGCGCCACGCTCACCCCATCGGATTGGGGTGATTTTGTGAAACTGCACCATCAACACGGCCGCGAAGGTCTCCGAGAATTCTGGGATCTCGTCACGTACTGGGAGACCTGCCAACGTATGAACGGCGGCGCACCATGCCCCCGTGATCTCAAGCCCGAGTGGCTCGCTGAAATTAAGTGCACAATTTCCGCGCATCCCGAGCGCAACCGCCCGACCACGCGCAAGGCCCCAGGTTCACCCCGCAAGCCCCGCACCGATAAAGGCAAGACCCGTGCAACCTATAAAGCCCGCACCTAGGGCGCCAATCTGGGCCCCGTACGCTCCAGCCTGAGAACGACCCCGGCAGCCGGAGGCACCAGCCTATCGGCTGCTTTTACCTTCCTATCCGTTGAGAATGATTCTCATTCCCATTATCAAGCCAAGGCGAGGCGACCCTAGGGTGACCAGTTAAACCCCTTAGCACCAGTCATGAATGGCTTCTGCCGCCCTTGAATGCGAATCTAGCCCTGCCTTTTGTCTTCGATGGTGATGTT